GGTATCGCGCGAGGTCAGATAAATTCTAGCGAGTGAAAAAATTATAAGGGTTTCTATTCTATGAAAATTAAAACAGTAAAAATTGAAGAGGCTATCCCATACGTCCGCAATCCACGACAAAATAAAGCGGCAATAGCGAAGGTTTCCGCTAGTTTAAAAGAATTTGGGTGGCAACAGCCTATCGTGGTCGATAAGGATATGGTGGTTATCGCAGGGCATACACGTTTAGAAGCGGCTAGAACTTTAGGCATGGATAAAGTGCCAGTTCAAATTGCAGAAGATTTAACTGATGCACAAGTGAAGGCGTATCGGATCGCAGACAACAGGGTTAGCCAAGAGGCTGAGTGGGATTTGGATTTGTTAAGGCTTGAACTTTCTGACCTTGATAATCTGGATTATGATTTATTGCTTACAGGCTTTGATGATGACGAACTTAACGGCATGTTAACCGAAGCCGTAGAAGGCTTTACCGATGAGGATGATGTGCCTGAGTTACCTGATGAGCCAGTGAGCGTGTTAGGTGACATCTGGACGCTTGGCAATCATCGGCTCATGTGTGGTGACAGCACTAGTGTTGATGCGGTTGATAAATTGATGGATGGCAACAAGGCTGATATGGTTTTTACCGATCCGCCTTATGGAATCAGTGTTGTTGGCGGAGCTAAAGCAAGAAATGGGACAATTGGCGGAGCTAAAGCAAGAAATGGGACAATTTGCGGAGCTAATAAAGTTCAAGCCGCCGAATATAAGGCGGTGATTGGTGATGATGATGAATATAATCCATCACATATTTTTTTATCTTTTCCTGATGCAAAATATATTTTATGGGGAGCAAATTATTACAATGACAAATTACCGATAGGTGGAAGATGGTTTGTCTGGGATAAGAATAGAGGTGAAGGCACATCTTTCTCAGATTGTGAATTAGCATGGTCGAACATTAAGGGGATAGTTGTAAAAAAATACAAAGTCACATGGGACGGAATGAATAGAGAGGGTGAAAGTGGTAAAAGAGTTCATCCAACTCAAAAGCCTGTTCTTCTATCAGAAAAAATATTATTAGAATTTAATAATGAAAAAAATATAGTTGACCTATTTGGCGGCTCTGGCTCAACACTTTTAGCATGTCAAAAAACTGGTCGGAATTGTCGCATGATGGAACTAGATGAAGTTTATGTTGATGTAATCATAAAACGCTGGCAAGACTTCACAGGCAAGGAAGCAGTCCACGCAGAAACAGGCAAAACATTTAACGAAATGAAAGCGGAGCGCGATGGCGGCAAATAATACAGTTCCACTCGCAACAGTCGCAAAGCTATTAGATTTAACAGAGCGCAGAGTTAACCAGCTTGCAAAAGATGGCGTATTGCCAAAGGCGGCTCGCGGTAGATATGAACTTGTTCCTGTCGTCCGCGCTTATATTCATTACTTGCGGCAGAAGGCGGTTAACAGCGATGTCGGCGGTGATGATTATGCGGCACATCGCGCAAGGCTTACAAAAGCAAAAGCTGATATGGCTGAGATGGAACGCGAACAGATGTCAAACGACTTGATACCAGCGCAGGATGTAAAAGATGCGTGGGAGGTTATGGTATCCAATATGCGCTCTAGAGTGTTATCTGTCCCAACAAAAGCGGCGACCACAGTATTCGCGGCTAACGACATAACTGAAGCAAAAAAGATTTTAAAGGAAAACGTCAATGAAGCACTCGCGGAACTCGCGGCGGTCGAAGTCAAAACGGCTAACCCTATCCGTTCCTCCATCGTTGAGCCAGATAACGGCGCAAACGATGAAGGCACTAGCTCCACCGCCAGAGTTAAAAATAAGTGAATGGGCAGACCAGTATCGCGTGTTAAGTCGTGAGGCATCAGCCGAGGCTGGCGGCTGGTCGACAGAACGTGCCGAGTATCAGCGCGGCATCATGGATGCTATAACCGACGAAAAGATTGATGAGGTTGTGGTTATGTCGTCAGCGCAAGTTGGCAAAACAGAAATAATATTAAACACCATCGGATATTATATATCTCAAGACGCATCGCCTATAATGTGTATCCAGCCCACGCTAGATATGGCGGCAACATTTAGCAAAGATAGGCTGTCGCCTATGTTGCGTGATACTCCTGTATTAGCAAATAAGGTAAAAGATCCGCGCAGTCGTGACTCTAATAATACGACTTACCATAAAACATTTGAGGGCGGTCATATTACATTGGTCGGCTCTAACTCAGCCGCATCGCTGGCATCGCGTCCGATCAGAGTTTTATTATTTGATGAGGTGGATAGATACACAGTGACCAGCGAGGGGGATAGCATTGCGCTGGCTAAAAAACGTGCCATGACATTTTGGAATAAAAAAACAGTGATGGTCAGCACTCCAACAAATGAGGGAAGCAGTAGAATAGCCTCTGCTTTTGAAGAAACAGACAAGCGTGAATTTTATGTGCCATGCCATGAGTGTGGTGAGCATCAAGTTTTAAAATGGAAAAACGTAAACTGGGAACAAGACAAACCTCAAACAGCCGTTTATATTTGTGAGCATTGCGGTGTTGTTTGGGATGATGCAGATCGGTTTAGGGCGATTCGCAGGGGTAGCTGGCAAGCCACCATGCCAGAGGTAGTCGGGAAGGCGGGTTTCCGATTATCAGGGTTATATTCTCCATGGACTAGTTTAGAGAGTGCGGTTAAAGATTTTTTAGAGGCAAAGAAACTGCCTGAGACATTGCGTGTTTTTGTTAATTCATTTTTAGGAGAAACGTGGACGGATGAAGGTGAGCGTGTTGATGATTTTGATATAGCAAGCCATCGTGAAGATTATGGCGAAAAAGTGCCAGAGGGTGTTGTCATATTAACTGCTGGCATCGATTGCCAGAGTGATCGATTAGAGTGCGAGACTGTGGGTTGGGGCAGTGATGAAGAAACGTGGAGTGTTGATTATAGAACATTTTATGGCGATCCGAACAGCGCAAATGTATGGGCTGAGTTAGATGCTTATTTGCAGTTGACTTGGGAAAGAGAGGACGGAGTCCAGTTAGCTATAAAGGGGGCTTGCATTGACAGTGGCGGTCATCACACTCAAGCAGTTTATAAGTTTTGCAAGCCACGACTGGGGCGGCGCATATTTGCCATTAAAGGTATAGGCGGTGAAGGTAAGCCGCTAATAAATGGCAGACCATCAACTAATAATAATTTAAAATGTAAGCTGTGGAGCATTGGCGTGGATACCGCTAAAGAGATTGTTTATTCAAGACTCAAAATAAAAGAGCAAGGTGCTGGCTACTGTCACTTCCCGAAGCATTACACAGACGAATATTTTAAACAGCTTACAGCCGAAAAGGTTGTAAAAAAATATCACAAAGGCTTTCACAGAAGAGAGTGGATAAAGGTTCGACCAAGAAACGAAGCACTCGATTGCAGGGTATATGCTTTAGCGGCGTTGAACATTATGGGAATTTCGGTTAATATGCTAATACAGAGGTCTGCTAAATCAGGCGCAACAGATGCTGACATTGAGAAAGCCAAGCCGAAAAGAAGGCAGAGGGCAAGGAAGCAGTCTAATTTTGTGCAGGGCTGGCGGTGAACTTTTATTATAGGGGGTGCTAAGAGTGCCTAATTTATTTGATGCCGCAAATGCGCCAGTAGGTGTTCCAGAAGAAGTATTTGTCGGTGACTTTATCCAGTTTAAAATTACTGAGTTTTCTGGCGATTACGATAATAGTTTATTTACGATGAAGTTTGTGGCGCGAATATCAACTGGCGCAAACACAGAGTTTACAATTACTGCAAGCGCATCAGATAATGATTATTTGTTTTCTGTAGCCTCTGCAACAAGCGCAAATTATACTGTAGGAAATTATCATTATCAGATAGAGATTGAACGTGATTCCGATAACGAGCGTATTGTTGTCGATCGTGGTCAGATAAAAGTTTCTACTGACTATGATAATAATGTTGATCCGCGACACCATGCGGAAATAATGCTTGGCAAAATAGAAAGCATACTTGAGGGCAAAGCAGATAGCGATGTTGCCTCTTACTCAATACAAGGCAGGTCACTGACTAAACTTGCCATCGATGAGTTGTTACAATGGCGTGATTACTACAGGCGTGAAGTTAACGAAATAAGAAGAAAAGAACAGATAACTCATGGCAGAAAAACTAAAGCAACTATTTTGGGAAGGTTTTAAAGATGGGCATTTTAGATTTCATGAGCCGTTCTGAAAAACCAAAGCAATCAAGATATAAAAAATTATATCGCTCGTATGGAGGCGCAAACAGTGGTCGCCTTTTTGGTGATTTTGTAGCCAGTAGTTTTTCTGCTGATAGTGAGCTTAAAAACTCACTGCCAATACTAAGAAACAGAAGCAGGGATTTAGCTAGGAATAATGAATACGCAAAGCGTTTTTTAAACCTCATAAAAACGAATGTCGTCGGTGAAAAAGGTTTCAATACACAAGTCAGGGCTAGAAATGAAGATAGGACATTGGATGCGGCTGGCAATGCAATCATTGAAAACGCATTTAGGTCATGGGGCAGGGTTGGTAACGCAGATGTAACAGGCAGACTTAGTTGGCTAGACTGCCAAAGAGTAACAGCAGAAACACTAGCTAGGGATGGCGAAGTATTTATTAAGAAAATAAGAAACAGAAAATTTAATAATAATTTCACACTGCAATTTATTGAAGCCGATTTAGTTGACGACCAGAAGAATGGACGCAATGAAAGCAATAATAATGAAATAAGAATGGGCGTGGAGCTAGATGAGTTTCATAGACCAGTTGCTTATTACGTTTTGACAAGTCACCCGAATGATAGCTTTTTTACCACGCCAAAAAACAGAGAGCATATTCGTGTTCCTGCTGATGAAATGATTCATTTATTTATGCCAGCTAGAACGCACCAAACAAGAGGTGAGCCTTTTATGTCGCCAGCCATAACAGGATTGAAGATGTTGGATGGTTTTGCAGAAGCCAGCCTTGTCGCGGCAAGGGCGGCGGCATCTAAATTTGCTGTTTTAACATCTCCGACTGGGGAAGATTTTGTCGGGGACGATGAGACTGAAAGCGATATGCCTGTTGTTGACTTTGAGCCAGCCAGCATATTCCAGTTGCCAGAAGGTCAAGACTTAAAACTTATTGATCCTAATCACCCAACGACAACATTTGAGGGCTTTCAGACTGCAATCTTGCGCGGCATAGCCTCTGGTTTGAATGTTAGTTATACAAGCCTATCAAATGATTTAACTGGCGTTAGCTATTCTTCTATACGGCAGGGAACGATTGAAGAGCGCGACCATTACAAAATGATTCAATCTTTTTTGATTGAGCATTTTTGTGAGCCAGTGTTTAGAGCGTGGCTAGAAAATGCAATGATTGCTGGTGATATTACTTTGCCCATAGATAAGTTTGATAAGTTTGCTGATAATGTTGTTTTCCGTGGGCGTGGATTTGCATGGGTTGATCCACAGCGCGAGATAAACGCAAACATTCAAGCGGTAAGTAATGGAATGGTTAGCCTGTCAGATGTTGCGGCTAATTATGGGCGTGATGTTGAGGATGTCTTTAGCCAGATACAATCAGACAAACAAATGGCTGAAAGATATGGGCTGAAGATGGCGTTTGAGCCATTTGGTGCAAAATTCCCTGTTGAAGCAGATGTAGATGGGTTTGAAGATGGCGACTGATTTTCCAGTTAAGGGTGAGGATAAAAAAATTAGCTTGCGGAACAGCAACTATCCGCAGTTTGATTATGACTTTATCGCTGGAATAAAGAAAGATAATCCAGATATTTATAAAGCTGGCGGCAATATTAGAGGCAGTGAGGCGTTTAATTTATGGACAAAAGCGCGCGATGGTGAAGAAACGCAAGGCGTTATAGATTGGATAAAAGAGCGTGAAGCGTGGGCGGCTAGACATTTTGAGGACGGATCACAATTCAAGTCTGGTGAAAAGGCTGGCAGACCATCAAATATCGGCGGAATAATAGCCCAGATGAAGTGGGGAATCATAGGCGTATTGGGTGAGCAAAAAATGAAAGATGTTGTATTGGAGGCTATCAAATATGTCGAGCAGAAAGAGTATGGCTCTGCAAGTCAGGCACAGCAAGACAGAGACAATGAACGTGCCATAAGCGATTTAAGCGATAATGTTCGTGAAGCATTAGAAAGAAAAGTTAAAGAGCATAACGAAGAATATGGAGATGACTCGACAAAACGTGCAACGCTTTCAATGCTTGCTGAATGTATGTTGAGGGGGATAGGTGCATATAAAACCTCGCCAGCTTCAGTTAGACCAAACGTAGCTTCACCAGAGCAATGGGGTTATGCTCGCGTGAACAGTCTATTATTTGCTTTACGAAATGGACGTTTTCAAGGTGGAAAACACGATCAGGATTTGCTACCATTGGGGCATCCGCTTTCAACTAAGGAAAGAGCTATGGAAAATTTACATGAGAGACACATCCAAAATGTTGAGGAAACTGAGGATGCTTACATCATAACCTTTGGCAAGTCCATGCCAGAGATGGAAGCCACTGGCGATGATAAAGATATGGAGGCTAGACCATATCATTATGAAGAAAAAGAAGATGAAGAAAAAGAGATGGAAAGGCTAGACCGAACAAATATGGTCAAGCGCGGTCATTTCTTTGAAGAAGATAGGTTTATAGATGAAGATACCAGAATGGTTCGGGTTGGCGTTTCAAGTGAAGAGCCTGTTGAACGTGATTTTGGTATTGAAGTTATTGACCACACTAGGGAGAGCATGAACTTAGAGTTTTTAAACTCAGGTCGCGCTCCGTTACTTTTTGGGCATGATATGAATGACCAGATTGGTGTGGTTGAAAGAGTTGAACTGGATGAGGAAGAGCGCAGACTTCGTGCAATCGTTCGATTTGGTAAAAGTCAACGTGCCTCTGAAATGTTCGATGATGTTCGTGATGGAATACGCATGAACATCTCAGTTGGCTATCGTATTGATGGTCAAGTTGTGCGTGAGGATGACGCGGATGGTATTGTTCGTGTTCGCACCACGCCTATGGAAATCAGTCTTGTTGCGGTGCCAGCCGACGGCTCGTCAGCCGTGGGGGTCGGGCGAGCAGTTTCCGAACTTTCGCAACGATCAGATAAGGAGATTAATATGTCTGATAATATTGAAAATCAAGGTGTAGACCTTGAAGCGGCGAAGGCAGAAGCTGTCAAAGCCGCACGAAAAAATGATAGTGAGATTCTTGCTATCGCCGCCAAGCTAAACAAACGTGACCTTGGCGAACAAGCTATCAGGGACGGACTAGATGTTAGCGAGTTCCGTGGTCAGCTATTAGAGTCAATCGCTAATGATAAGCCACTTGAAACACCAGCATCAGTTGTTGATGCACCTGTCAAAGAGAAGCGTAGCTACTCACTTGGCAGAATGGTTCAAGCGCAAATCACAAACGATTGGCGTGAAGCTGGCTTTGAGCGTGAAATGAATGACGAGATTGCTCGTAAAGTTGGCAGAGGAAGTGAAGGCTTTTATGTTCCTGACTTTGTCTGGGCGCAACGTGGCGCATTGTCAACAGCCGCAACAGGTGCAACAGGTTCTGAAGTTGTCTTTGATGACTTTGTTCCAACAGAGCATCGCGGCGATATGTTCATTGAAGCACTCAGAGCAAAACTTGTGTTAGGTGAGTTGGGCGCAACATTTATGTCAGGGCTTACAGGGCGTGTAAAAATGCCAAAGCTTGCAACAGGCGCATCTGCTGGCTTTGTTGAAGAACTTGGCGATGTAGGTGATGGCGCAGGAACAGACGGTGCTTTAACCCTCCAGCCCCGCACGATGGGATCGTTTGTGGAAATTTCCAGATTACTCGCAATGGAGTCAGTGCCAAGCATTGAGCAAATTGTTCGTGATGACCTTCTGCGTTCTGCGGCTGACCGCACAGAGTTCCATGCCATCAATGGTAGCGGTTCTTCTGGTCAACCTACTGGCATCTTGAACACATCAGGAATCAACAACCTTGATATTTCATCAGGCACAGATGTTGACTCACTAACATGGGCTGACATTATTGCACTTGTGAAGTTGGTTGAGGAAGATAACGGAATCGTTAACAACGCTTCTGCTGGATTCCTGTCACACCCTGCTGTGAAGTCCAAGTTGGCATCCACTGTAAGGGTTGGCTCAACAGATAGCGTAATGCTTCTGAATGACCCTTGGGATAACCTCTATGGCTATCCAATCCAGTTCACAAGCAACGTGCCAACAACGCTCGATCCGGGCGATGGCGGTAACGATGCTTCTGCATTGGTCTTTGGAGATTTCAGTCAACTTGTCGTGGCAAATTTTGGATCGCCAAGCATAATGGTGAATCCATTTTCGGGAGACAAGTCTGGAACTGTCAGATTAACATTGCTTGCTGAAGTCGATGTTGGCGTTAGAAACGCAGTTTCTTTTGCTAAGACTGACGAAGTTAGCATAGCTTAACTAGCATTGGGATGGGGTGGAGCTTAGTCTCTGCCCCTACCTTTTGGGGGTTTTATGAAAATAGAGATTTTGCAAAAATGTTTTATAGGCACTGGCGGTAATCTGATGGCTGGTGACGTTATTGATGTTGATGATGCGGCGGCTAAAAAGCTGATAGACAGAGGCTTTGCAAAAGCCAAGGCTAAGAAAGCCGCACCAAAGAAAACAAACAGGGCTGTAAAAAAGCTGGACACTCCAGAGGATGAGTGATGGCGGTAGAGACAGCAACCGAGCGAGCAATATTTTTTGATGCTGATGATTTCGGTGTTGCGGCTAGTTATACGCGGCAAGGACAATCTGCTGTCACTATAAATGGGATTTTTGATAATGAGTTTTTCGAGGTTGAAGCAGGCGGTGAAGTCGCTGTTGCAATGGAGCAACCGCGCTTTGCATGTAGGACTTCAGATGTTTCGTCAGCCACAGAGGGCGATGCAATCAATATCAATAGCGTTAATTACACTATTCGCGTGGTTCAAAGCGATGGCACTGGTGTCACTGTCTTGGTGCTGGAGGAAAATTAGTGGCGCATGTCAGAAAATCAATAAGAGATAATATCACTTCAACTCTAACAGGGCTAACAACCACTGGCTCTAATGTGTTCCAAACAAGATTTTATCCGATTGCTGAAGCTAAGTTACCAGCACTGGCGATTTACACAAAGTCAGAGGAAACAGAATATGGCACTTTGAAAACGCCAAGAACGCAGATTAGAACGCTAGATGTAACAGTCGAGGCTTATGTGGCTGGTAATACAAACGTAGATAATACATTGGACACTATTGCAGTAGAAGTTGAGGAGGCTTTATTCACTGACTTAACACGCGGCGGCAATGCCAAAGAGACTAGGATTAATTCATTCGAGGCAGACTTTTCTGGCGATGGTGAAAATCCAGTAGGAGTGGGACGCTTCTCAGTTGAAGTTATTTATGTTACACTAGAAAACGATGTGGAGACGGCGGTCTAAGATGAAGCAAGTTAAAGTTTTTGATACTGATGGAAATATGATATTATGTTTACCTGATACAGCCGCAAAGCTGTTAAGGTTAGGTTATTTGGCTGAAGAGCCAAAAAAGGGGAAAAGTCGGAAAGCCCCAAAGAAATCCGATGAAACTAAAGATGAGGTTTAGTTATGCCCACCCATTCTGGCTCTGAGGGAACTGTAAAAATTGGATCAGCAACTTTAGGGGAAATTCGTTCATTTAATTTAAACATCACGACTGATGTTATTGAGGACACTAGCATGGGCGATTCGTTTAGGTCGTTCAAAGCTGGTCTTTCTCAGTTCACAGCAGACCTTGAGGTTTTCTTTGATGAAACAGATGCCGCGCAAAACGCACTCGATCCAGCCGCGCAATTAACACTGGAATTATATCCAGAGGGCGCATCTTCTGGTGATACATATTTCACTGGGACTGTGATTGTTACAAGTAAGACTGTAACATCAACAGTTGATGGCATGGTTGAGGCATCGTTCACAGCGCAAGGCACTGGCGGAATTACTGAAACCACAATTTAAAGAAACTTAGACAAGAGGTGGCACTATGTCTAAATATGGCGATATTATACGCAGTAAAGTTTCATCCGAGCTTATAAAGGTTGAGATACCTGAATGGGGCGAGGGTGATGAGCCTATGGTGGTTTACACTAAAAACTTAACCTGTGGTGATTTTAATAAATTGCAACTAAGGCATCCTAACTTTTTAAACAATCAAACCATTGAAGGTCTGGTTGATTTAATCATTCTTAAAGCATGTGATGATAATGGCGATTTAGTATTTGACAAAGCTGATAAGCCAGTATTTATGAGGCTACCATTAACAACAGTCTCAGATGTCGCGGCTAAAATTATGGGCAATGTTGAAACTCTTGAGGAAGCCGAAAAAAAGTAAAAGACGATCAGCATTTGTTTTTAATGTATGCAATAGCTGATCGTTTGCATAAGACAGTTTCCGAAATAGAAGAAATGCCTTATAATGAATTGATGGGATGGATTGCATATCTTGAGGCTATAAAAAGCAATGGCTGATGAAAAACTAAGTATTCGAATCACGGCGATGGACAAAACGCGAGATGCGTTTAGGTCAGTTGCTGGCGGTCTAAATAGAGTTAAAAAATCAGTCTTTTCTGTTAAAGGCGCGGTAACAGGTTTAGCTGGCACACTAGCTTTAAAAAAGTTTGCAGGAGATATTGATGACCTTGCAAAGCAATCTGCAAGACTCGGCATCACTGTTAACCAACTTCAGACCTTACAATTTGCGGCTAGTCAATCAGGCACTGGCGCAGAAGAACTAAAAAAAGGTTTTGAGCGTTTTACAAAATCCATATCAGAAGCATCAACTGGTGTAGGCACTGGGATTAGAGCCTTTGATGCGCTTGGAATTACCCTAACGAATAATGATGGGACTCTAAAAACTAGCAATGATTTGCTTAATGAAGTTGCTAACGGATTTACTCAGATTGAAAATCCTGCTGATAGAGTTCGTATTGCTATGGATTTATTTGGTCGCGCTGGAGCTGGCATGGTCAATATGTTGCAAAATGGCTCTGGTAGCTTAGAGGCATTGCGCGATCAGTTTAATTTAGTAACGATAGAATTAACAGGCGAACAGGCTCAAGCGGTAGAAGCGGCTAACGATAGGTTTGATAAGCTGTTTAGGATATTTGGCTCTATCGGACAACAGATAACGGCAACACTCATGCCAGCTTTAGCCTCAATAGGCACTGTGGTTACAAGTGTTGTTTTGCTTTCAATATCTAAAACTATTGGCGCATTAAGAGCTTTAGCAAATGCTGGCGTAGAAATTATAAACTTTTTTAAAGAAAATGATTTAGACCAGTTTACATTCGGTGAGAGCTTTCAAAAAGATATAGAAAGAATTAGGCAAAATTTAGAAACAGTTGTTGAGCCTACTAATGCGCTAGGCAACTCAGTTAGCAATGTTGCAGACGGATTTACTAGACAGCAGACCGCAGTAGAAAAAGCTAATAAAAGTTTTAAGGATTATGCGGAGGCATCAAAAGATGTTGAGGCTAATCTAAAAAATGCCGCATTTAAAGGATTGCAAAGTTTAGAGGATGGCTTGGTCGGCGTTATGACAGGCACTATGAAAGCCAAAGACGCTTTTAAGTCTATGGCTCAAAGCATTATCGCCGACTTAGCCAGAATATTTATTCAAAGAACTATAACTGGTGCAATAGCTGGTGCGTTTGATGGTTTTTTCGGTGGCGGCAAAGCTATCGGCGGTGCTGTGCAAAGAGGTCAGCCTTATATGGTAGGAGAGCGAGGCAAAGAACTTTTTGTGCCGAACCAATCAGGAGCAATCATCCCTAATGACAAGCTGGGCGGTGGCTCTGGTGTAGTGGTTAATCAAACTATAAACCTGTCAACAGGGGTTCAGCAAACAGTAAGAACCGAAATAGCCTCGCTTATGCCTCAAATAGCCGAAGCCACAAAATCGGCTGTCGCAGAAGCTAGGATGCGTGGAGGCTCGTTCTCTAAAGCACTGGGTAATTAAATGGCTATAACCTATCCACTTTCCACTCCAACAAATAAAACGATTGCAAGCATTACTCTGGTTGCAAGAAATGTTATTGGTGTTTCAACATCTCCATTTAATTTTAAGCAACAGGTTTATCAATATAGCGGTCAACGCTGGGAAGCCGATATAACTTTGCCAAGAATGAACAGAGAGGACGCGGAGCAGTGGGTTTCGTTTCTTATGTCACTTTATGGGCAAAAGGGGACATTTCTTTTAGGTGATCCGTTGGGCGGCACTGCTAGAGGCTCGGCATCGACAGCCGCAGGGACTCCAGTTGTAAATGGTGCAAGCCAAACTGGTGGCACTTTAAATATCGATGGTTTACCTGCCAGCGCGACAGGCTACTTAAAGGCTGGTGATTATATTCAACTAGGATCGGCGGCGACTTCACAGCTATATAAAGTATTGGCTGATGCAAACTCTAACAGCAGTGGCGAAGCAAGTTTAGACATTTATCCTAATTTGCGGTCATCGCCAGCAGACGGCGCGACTGTGGTCGTATCAAATGCAAAAGGCTTGTTTAGGCTTGCAAGTAACGAAACAAGCTGGAACATTAATAATCTTGCCTTTTATGGCATAACCTTTGGCGCAGTGGAGAGCCTATAATGTCAAGAGATTTAACAACAGCAGTTCAGAATCAATTATCAGCAGATGAGTTACAGCCTTTTTTTGCTGTTAAATTAAACTTTGATAGTGGTGATTTGAGGTTATGGACAGGCTATGGCGATATAACAGTTGATAGTGAAACTTATACTGGCGGCGGTCAGGTGCTTAATATTTCACAAATTGAAGAAACCGTCGAGGTGGCGGCAAGAGGGATGACAATGTCATTGAATGGTGTTGACTCTAGCTTGATAAGCCTAGCTTTGTCAGAAAATTATCAGACCAGATCAGCCAAAGTATATCTTGGCGTTCTGTCATCTGGTGCTGTTGTAGCATCTCCATATCAGCTTTTTGATGGTCGTATGGATGTTTTAACAATAGACGACAGTGGTGAGACAGCGACAATAACCATGACCGCAGAAAGCAGACTTATAGATTTGGAGCGTCCACGTTTAAGAAGATACACTTCAGAAGATCAAAAGCTAAGACATCCAACCGACACAGGCTTAGATTTTGTAGCGGCACTTCAAGAAAAGGAAATAGCTTGGGGTACAGGGAAAGATAGTGTTGCTGATTATGTGCCTAATAATCCAGTAGATATGATACCTTTTAATCTTTGATGCGCTTACCTGATTGGGAAAAAAGACTTATCAACTACATTGAAGAGGTTAGGCACATACCTTTTCAATGGGGCTTTCACGATTGCTTTACCTTTGCTGTAAAATGTGAAGTTGCCATTTCTGGAGTTACTAGGTTTCCAGAGTTATATAAAGCAAAATATCATAATAATTTTGGTGCAAAAAAAGCCTTTTTAAAAAATGGTTATAGGGGGATGATTGACTGCATAAATAGGCGATGTGTGCAAGTCGATATTAATATGCTACAAAGAGGAGACTGGGCGGCGTTAGATATGCCAGAAGGCATCGCCATTGGTGTTTGCACTGGTGATAAAATAGCCGCCACGAGTGCTAATGGTTTAGTGTTCTTTGATTTAAAAGACGCAAAGGCTGGATGGAGTATTTAAAATGCCACAAGCTATCCCTGCTGTTATTGCCGCAGTAATTCAAGGCTCATCGATTACGGCTGGCGTTTTAAAAATTGGGTTCCACTTAAAAACATTTGTAACAGCCCTAGCACTTACAGCGACAACCTTGGTTTTGGCAAAAAGAAGTATGCCGAGTCAAGCCGCGCTTCTTGGCAGAAGCCAAATGACAAAACAGCCATTAACATCAAGAAAAATAGTTTATGGTCGTCAAAGGGTTTCTGGTGCTGTTGTTTTTATGGAAACAAGCGCAAAGTCTAGATATCTTCACATTATCGTGGCTGTATCAGGGAACGAGTTAAATGCTATTTCAGAGATATATTTTAACGACAAATCATTAACGCTAGACTCTAACGGCTTTGTAACTGCGCCAGCGCAATTTGTTGACAAGGCAATCATTAAAACTCGTTTAGGCACTGATACACAAGAACACCTAGATGTTGCTACGCTGGGTGCAGTGGCTTGGTCTGATACATCAACGCTAAATGGTATTGGTCATATTTATGCAAGAATTGAATACGACACAGACGCTTACCCTAATGGTATTCCAAATATATCAGCCGTGGTAGAAGGCAAGAAGCTATTCGATCCGCGCACAAGCTCAACGTCTTATAGCAAAAACTCAGCACTCGTTCTAAGAGATTATTTAACAAATGATGACTATGGTTTAGGCGCAAGCAGTTCAGAAATTGATGACGCATCATTTATAGCGGCGGCGAATGTTTGTGACGAAAATGTTTCGCTAAGTGCGGCATCAGGCGGTGGAACAGAAAAACGATATGAGTCACATGGCGTTGTTGATACAGCTTTACCACCGAAACAAATAATAGAAGAAATGCTTTCAGCAATGGCTGGGACTTTGCACTACTCTGGCGGCAAATGGTATGTAAAGGCTGGCGCATATTCTTCACCATCAGAAACGCTAACAGAAGATGATTTAAGAGGGGCTATTTCAATAGCTACAAAGTCTAGTCGCAGAGAAAACTTTAATGCGGTAAAAGGTATTTTCTTGCCCTCTGAAGATGGCAACTTTCAGCCGACTGATTACGCCGCTATAACAAGCTCAACTTTTGAAACTGAGGATAATTCAGAGCGAGTATTCGCAGAACTTGATTTGCCATTTACACAATCTTCTAGCATGGCTCAAAGGATTGCAAAGATAGCTTTGTTTAAAGGTAGACAGCAATTAATAATTTCAATGCCATGCAAACTGACTGCTTTTAAATTAAACATTGGCGACACTGTAAGCGTAACGCTCGATAAATATGGTTTCTCTAGCAAAATATTTGAAGTTATTGAGTGGAACTTTTCTAACTCAATAGATGCTTCTGGTGGCTCTGAGCTAGGTGTAGACTTAACACTAAAAGAGATATCATCTTCTGTTTACGATTGGAACGCAGAAGAAACTGCCTTTGTCGCTGATAACACTAATCTTAGAAGCCCATCAGATTTATTAACACCATCAGTCACAGCTACTGATGAGGTTCGGATCATAAACGAAGAAGTTATAACTGTTTTAAATGTTGACGTTAGCACTTCAGATTTTTTAGCAGACTCAGTTGAGGTTCAGGCTAAGAAACAATCTGATAGCCAGTTTACAACTTTAGGCATATCGACATTTAATGAAACAGTCCGATTTGAAATGATAGATGTAGAGGATGGCGTTACCTATGATGTTAGAGCCAGAACAATATCTAGCATCGGTAACAGGTCGGCATTTGCAACCACCACCAGGAAAATAGTCGGTAAGACTGACATACCTTCTAATGTAACAAACTTGTCTGTAAATATTATTGGTAAGGAAGCGCATCTTAGCTGGACACCAGTGACCGACTTAGATTTAAGCCATTATGTTGTTAGACATTCTCCAGCGACTAGCGGAGCAACATTTACAACGTCAAGAACCATAGCTGATAAAATATCACGACCAGCTAATACGGCTGTCGTGCCAGCTTTAACAGGCACATATCTCATCAAAGCATTTGACAAAGGCGGCAGAGAAAGCCGTAATGCGGCGCAGTCTATTGTGACCATTGATAGCATTGAGGCTGGGAACATTGTTTCCACTATCACTGAAAGCCCAGCCTTTTCTGGCACAAAGACTGATACTGTGGTTGTTGATAATAAACTAATACTCACCACTACAAGTCTTTTTGATAGCGTATCAGGAAATTTTGATGATGCAGAAGGGCTATTTGATGGCGGATCTTCTACTGTTGATAATGAGGGCTTTTATAACTTTGTCGGCGTAGATGGTGACGCTAGTATAGATTTGGGAAGCAAATTTACATGCCGTGTAACGTCTAAGTTTGTAGTCAACAGAATTGATTATGTTGGATTATTTGAAGATGCAGATGGTGACTTTGATAGCCGAGAGGGTTTCTTTGATGGTGACGCTTCCGAGTTTGGTGACACTAACGCTAAACTGCAAATAGCAACAACCGATGGTGATCCTGCTGGCACTCCAACTTATACTGATTTCAGGGATTTCGTCGTGGGAGAATATAGCTTTAGGGCGGCTAAATTCAGGGCTGTTTTAAACTCTAAAGATACATCAGCGACACCACGAATAGACACGTTACAGGTCACGATTGATATGCCTGATAGACTAACGCACGGAAATGATATATCATCAGGAACAGGCGCAGGAGGCTTTGACGTAGTATTTAGTCCTGCTTTTAGTGTTCTGCAAAATGTGGCAATAACAGCGCAGAATATGAATAGCGGAGACTATTATCAAATCACTGGCAAAAGCGCGACAGGATTCAATATCAAGTTCTATAACAGCTCCAACTCAATTATTTCAAGGAGCTTTGATTACCAAGCCAAAGGATATGGCGCAGTTATAAGTTAAGAGGTAAACCTATGCAACATGATTACTCGATAGACAATCAGGCGTTTCCAGCAACAAGGGCAGATTTAAATTCTGTTCTGCAAGCAATCGTCACAAACAATTCTGGCAGTTCTGCCCCAAGCACGACGTTTGCAAACCAGATTTGGTATGATAGTTCGCAGAATATTTTGTTCATGAGAAATGAGGATAATGACCAAAATATCGCTCTGTTACAGCTAGACCAAAGCGCAGATGTCGCCGCAACATTAGCAACTCTTATTGATGTATTAGATGCGTCTGGAACAAACCAAGCTGGCACAGATTTAACAATTCGTGCAGGTGCTGGAACAGGCACAGGTGCTGGCGGTAAAATCATTTTGCAGACAGCCGATGGCGGCAGTTCTGGATCAAGTGTTAATTCTCATGCCACGGCTGTAACGATAGCCGATGATGGCAAGACAGGAATTTTAGAAACTGCCCCAACAGTGCCGCTTGAAGTTAAAGGGGCGCAAGGATTTTCCTCTAGTGCATCAAATCTTTCAACATCCACAACTAAAGCGGCGGCAAAAATTAGAGGCTCTAGCGATGCATCAACATCACTATTCTTTGGCGCACTGACAAATGATGCAGAACAATATATTCAATCTTGTAATGGTGCTGGTTCAGCCGCAGATGATTTAGCTCTGAATCCGTTTGGTGGAACAGTTTTAATTGGCAAAACAGCATCCGATTTTGATAGCGGTATTTTTGAAGCTGGACCCGGAGGAACTTTTGTTAACAGAAGCGGAAGTCCAATGAATGTAAACCGCAATGATAGCGATGGGAAATTAATTGGCTTTAGCCAAGATGGTACTGAAGAAGGTACAATATCTGTCAGCGGCACAACAGTCTCATACAATGGTGGTCATTTATCAAGATGGTCACAGCTTACTGACGGAACAAAAGATACATCTATTGTTAAAGGCACAGTAATGACTAACTTAGACCAGATGGCAGTCTGGTCGCACGATGCTGTTGAGGCTGTTGAGGCGCAAGACGCTGTTTTTGATGACGACGGAAATTTAGTAAGCGAAGCTGTTGAGGCTGTTGAGGCACAAGACGCATTTACAGAAGATAACGAACAACTTAACTGCATGGCTGTATCATCAGTTGAGGGTGACACAAATGTCGCTGGTGTATTTGTAAATTGGGATAATGACGATGACCAGTTTAATGACATGAATGTTGCAATGACAGGCGATATGGTTATCCGCATTGCAAAAGGCACAACAGTCGCAAGGGGTGACTTGCTTATGTCTGCTGGTGATGGCACAGCCAAGCCACAGGATGATGACATTGTAAGAAGTAAAACGATTGCAAAAGTCACATCAACAAATGTTTCGCATACTTATGACGATGGTTCGTATCTTGTGCCATGCGTACTAATGGCGTGTTAAGATGGCTAGACCAACTATCAACGAAATTAAGAGCCAGATAGATACGTTGGAGGCAATCTCAAACGAGAGGTTTATGGAAACGATAAATCGCATAAAGCGTTTGGAAATGATTATCATCGGATCGGGTGGGGCAATAATACTTTTACTGGTTAATATCGCTTTTGGTGGATAAATGGTCGAGCCAATATCAGCAACGCTAACAGGCATCGCACTAGCGAGGCAGGGGCTAGAGTTACTTAAATCTACTAAGGAAGGCATGAGCGATGCACAGCAAATCGGTCAGGCACTTATGTCTGTCTTTGAGGGGCATCGCCAGTTCAACGAAAAGCGTTATAGTAAATCAGCTATCAGCTTTAATGATGTGGCGACTGAAGCCATAGAATACCAAGAGCATATCGAATCGCTTTATGAATTAAAGGTGCTTTTGAATAGAAGGTACGGCGCATATTTTTTCGAGGGTATCCAAGAAGAATATCAGAAGCGTGTTAATGCACAAAAAGAGCAAGAGAAGCTAGAGCGTCAAGCCTATGTGCGTAAGATGGCTAAATATCGAGAATACTTTCAGACAGGCGCAATAATATTTATTCTTGTAGTTATGATTGTGGTGGGGCTTTTAATTTGGCTCAAATACGTTCAGGATGGCAACATTACAGACATTGCGTCAGATACTAATATGGAGGATTTGATTGATGGAAATTGATTGGTCACTTTATAGCAACTTTAGCGAGGCTGAGTTTAAGTGTTCAGCCACTGGCTTATGCAAAATGAATCCAGATTTTTTAGAGTGCTTGCAAGTTCTTAGAGATGTTTATGGCAAGCCGATGAAGATAACTAGCGGCTATCGATGCCCACTAGAACACCCGAACGAAATGCACAAAGCGTTGGCTGGTTCACATGCTTACGGCGTTGCTGTTGATGTGGCGGTTTGCTATCGGGATGCTTATGATCTGTTGGCTTGCGCCATTGAGTTAAATTATTTCACTGGGATCGGGATATCACAAAAAGGAAACGCGGCGACTCGGTTTATTCATTTGGATACAGCCACCACAGAATTACTCGGCGGTGCGCCGCGTCCTACCATTTGGAGTTATTGATATGCTACAAGGTCTGATTGCACCAGTTGCAAATCTAGCTGGCACATTTTTAAAGAACCGTGCGGAGAAGGCGGCGGCAAAACACAAGCTAGAACTCAATGTGCTGGAGAATAAAGCAAGGCTGGCTCTCGCAGAGCATGAGGCGAATAGCGAATGGGAGATGGCACAGTTGCAGGATAAAGATAAAATCTTGCGCTGGTTTAGTTATACTATGTTCACCGCACCGATCGTGATTACAGTCATAAGTCCAGAATGGGGTAAGCAGATATTTCAAAATCTAGAATATGCCCCTAGCTGGGTGGTTGAGGTGTGGATAGCCATGAACGGCGCGGTATGGGGGCTGTCTAGCCTTAAAAATGTAGTTCCATCTGTAGTCGGAAGTATCCGAAAAAAATAATCGTTTTTATTAAAAAAAATAGCTGTTGACGAATAGTCACAATTACTATTTAATGTAACGTATAGTCACATTTAGAGAAGGAGAGAGACTATGACAGAAAAAGTAAAGCTAAAATTGACCAAACGTCGTCGCGGAATTTGGGAAACAGAATATAAAGGTCAGTATATTGATTTTTATAAACTGCCATCTGATGGGCTATGGCGCACAAGCTATTTTCCTAAGACTCGTCTAGGACAGCAAACCTTTTATTCAATGAAAAGTGCTAGACTTAGGGTCGAAAAAGAGCTTACCGAGTTTGAGCGTTGGTCTAAAGAACAGGAGGCGGCGTAAGCCGCCTCCGAGAGGAGAGACTATGTTAAAAACATCCACACACAGACAAATTAATATTAAGGTCTTAGAGCAAAATACTGATATGCAAACTGCGTTTAGAGTAATTGTCAATGGAACTAAATATCCTAGGGCGCGTAGTGATTGGTATATTACGAATGACGAAGATACTGCAATATTATGGGCTTTAGCAGAACGCGCTGGCAAGTATCTATCACGCGGTGGTGTGATTTATGACAGTCGTGAAGATTATTTAAAAGTAATAGAGGCGGCGTAAGCCGCCTCCGAGAGGAGAAATCATAATGGCTAACGAAGATTATAAAATTTACACTGTGCTGAACAACCAGCGCAAGGTTACTGTCGAGATTATTGGAGAAACGCCAGAAGCCAAACAGCGTGGAGTTAGAAAATATTTTGATGCCTATGGTCATTTTGGTTATGACACACGGATCACATTTGAAACATCGACAACTTGTCAGATTACAAGAGCCACAAGTTGCGATTAGGAGGAAATACTATGAATATTAACAAAGGTGACATATTTGCGCTGATTGCGTTATTATCAAACTTTGCAGTTGCATATTTATTTTGGTGGATACTATGACAGAAGAAGTGAAATCAGAAACAACGAATAAAATTAAATCAAAGACACTGGTAACATTACGACCATCGCCAGAGGATAATTATCCAGCAGAAATTTGTGTTATGGGTAGTGATGAGGTGTTTAGAGTTTACGCAGTGAGCGAAGGTGCTTTAATGAATATTTTACGCGAAGGGACTGACTTACTTGGTCAATACAGAAGCAAGACTTGAGTGGGGCTGTTGTAATGATGGCTGTGCTGTCAGCCATATTTGTGAAAGATTTTTGCGTAGAAATAACGCTAAGAAAGTATTTGGATTAGGAATGGATGGGGTTTACTGCCTCAAAAAGAAAGAGATATTAAATGACCTTGGAAGAATACATGGAACGAGAAAACCTGACTGATGAGGCTATGGCTAAAAAAATCGGAGTCACTAGGTCAGCCGTTTCTTACTACCGATCTGGCAAGAGGATGCCTTCTGTTTTGACCATGCACGAAATAGAAAAAGCTACTAAGCATGAAGTCACTTGGGACTGCATGAGCAAGAGGTGGATGCTTGAGCGCAAAAATCTATCAGTATAATTTGCCATTGCCGCCAAGCGTAAACTCATTGTGGAGAGCTGGCAGGGCTAGGATGTATCGCTCAAAAAAATATCTTGAGTGGATAGGCAAGTGTGAAGAGTATTTTGCCAATCGTGTTCCACCATTGATTAATTATCCATTTGCCATCGAGATTGCGATGGGCAGACCAAGCAAAAGAAAGATGGACATAGATAATCGGATCAAGGCTGTGCTGGATGTTCTGGAAAGAGTCCGTGTAATAGAGGATGACTCGCTGGCATGGCACTTAACAGTTTACTGGGAAGAAAACTTAGATGGCTGTCGAGTAACGATAAACAAGGCAGGAATTTAGTTAAAAAAAATTTAAAATAGTTGTTGACGAACAGTCACAAATGCTTAATATGTAACATATAGTCACTAATAGAGAGAGGAGAGAGGCTATGACAAACATTAAAGAGCAACTTAATAAGGCATTTGCAGACCTTAATTCACAGATGTTAGAGCGTCAGCTTGCATGGAAATCTAATGTTTGCAAGGAAATGTCAGAACACAGAAAAGCAAATAAAGCTAATTGGATGGAAGCAACTGGCGAAAATGAACACGCTTATATGATGCGTCCAATTCAAGAAAAAGAGCAGTTACTTTTTGAATTATGGAAAATTTGTGGCGGCAAAACTGTTTACAATAATATAAGCAACCCGAACTTTATTGAAAAAAATGTTCAAAAATTGATTGAAAGCAGAGATGCCACAATTATTAATGCGCTGGAAAAAATCGGCGTTACTGAACTTCCAGACTTTGAATTAGAGCATAAAAGCGATGGAGTTACTGGTAGCTTTGTAATCGCAGGTCACAATGTAACAATTAAAGTTATTATAGCAGGTGGCTATAACATTCAAAGATTACACACAAGAACACTAGTAAATGTAAAGGAGGCGGCGTAAGCCGCCTCGACAATAAACTCAAGGAGACTTAAATGATTGGTTATAGTAATTACAAAAAACTTGCAGTTGCATGTGATGGCAAATCTGGAATTGTGGTTGTGGATAGTGAAGCGTTTGGCTATCCTGTGCCGCTTAAATTTGTAGGTGAGGACGGACATCTTCTAGCAGATATTGCATATAAAAAACTTGGATGGGTGCGTGACCGCCGTTGTAAACACGGATGGCGCAAAACCAAGGCGGCGTAAGCCGTCTCTGAGAGGAGAGAGACTATGAACCCAATCATATTTAAATTGAAATATCAAAATCCGCGTAGCTTTGAAAACCTGCCTCGCGGCGCAACTGTATATAAGGACGATTTGCGCGGTTTCTGGTGCGTAACCTTTTGCGATGAGGGCGGCAAGTCATGGATTGAAAAAAATTTCCGCACAAAGCAGTCGGCAGAAATTAGAAAAAAGAATTTTTTGAGCAAGGCGGCGGCATGACACAGTACATCTACATCCTTATGCTTTTCACAAAAGTATCGATAGGATCAGAAAGCGAGTTAAAACTTATCGAGGCTGAACTGCGACTTGATCCAGTGAGTTGCATGGCAAAGGCTCAAGAGATTAATGCTGGCGCGACTGATGATGAGTCATCACTAGCGGCATGTATGCCAGTGTTATGGAATGACGACGCTGAAATTGACCCAGAGATTTTGGAGAAACACTGATGGATTTGGTAAACGCATGGAATGAATTGAGCTATGTCGATGGAGTGCTTTTTACGATTTGGCTGGGCATCCTATACATTGGAAAAAAGAAAATAGATAAGTGGTTAGATAAATGAGCGCACTACAAAACAGAAAAAAGAAATATCTTAGCAATGCTGAAGTCTCATGTTTTAAGACTGATCCTGCCGCCTGGTATATGCAATATGTTCTAGGCATCAGGGGCGGCTCACAGGCTAAGTTTGAGCGTGGCAAGTCGGTTGAGAAGGCTATCGAGTTTTATCTAAAAGAAGAGTTTGCAGATGCTGACGATGCGGTTGAGTTTTGCATCAAAGACTTTAACAGAACCACAGCATTAGGTTATCCAGCCGATGACAGGGAAAAGGAGCTTAAAAACCTAGAAGGTTATGTGCGTCAGGGCATAGAGGCTTTCAAAGACTTTGGCGCGATACAATCAACGCAAGATAAGATTATGTTCGAATATGATGGAGTGCCAATACCGATTATGGGCTATGATGATTTTAGGTTTGAGAAAGATGGTAAGCATTACAGTATAGATTTAAAAACAACTGAGCGATGCCCTAAAGAGGCAATCCTGCCTTACCATAAAATGCAAGCGGCTATTTATGCCTCTGGCTTGCCATATCATATTATCCAGTTTTGTTATGTGACTCCTAAGAAGTTTGCTGTACATGAAATGAGCAAAGAAGAAGCAAAGCAACTTATGATCGAGTTTGTGCAAATCGCTAAACGTATCGATAAATATTTAGCTTTAGATGCTCAAGAGATACCGGAGTATTTAGTTCCAGATTATTCCAATTTTTATTGGAGTGATAAAAATATGCGGGAAGAAGCTGAACGCATATTTGGTTTTTAGTTGTCAGCTTCAAAGTAGAAAAGGAAAGTGAAATGGGTTTAATGTTAGAAACAGGTGGCACTGGTCAGCCCTATATTGATTATAAGTCTAGCAAAAAAGGATTTATAAAATCATCACCAGAAGGCAAGGTTGACTTTGATTTTACCAAAGCAGTCTTTGACCTAGCCAATATTAAGACAGGCTGGTGCAGGTTTGTAATGAACTCGCCAGAGTGGGTATGGGATGACAGCATCGATAAGATAGCTAAAAAGCCAGATGGTGACGATTGGAAGCGTGGCTTTGAAGTCATGGTTTACAGTGAAGCTATGTTTGGTGATGAGCCAGTTAGAAAGTTTTCTAGCAACGCGGCTGGTGCTGGTAGAGGCATGGCTGAGTTATATGCCGAATATGAAAAGGTTAAGGCTGATGGCAAGTTGCCTGTCGTTGTATTTGAAGGCACTGAGCATATGGCTTTTGGAACTAAAGGTGGCTCTGCTGAGATTCCAAAATTCAAAATAGAAAAAATGATAGATGCACCATCAGTATTTCAGCAGGAGGACACATCTGTTGCTGACGATAGCGACCTAGACGAGTTCGCTCGCTCTTAATAGCTATCCTGTGGTCGGCGTGGTTCTCCCTCTCCCATGCCGACCACAAACTAACGAGGGGGATCGAGAGAGAGATTATGATTAAAATATATCAAGGCGATTGCAGAAAACTTATGGCAAATTTGCCAGAGAAGTCTGTTGAAAGTTGTGTAACATCACCTCCATACTTTGGTTTGAGAGATTATGGGAATGATAATCAAATAGGTGATGAAAAAACTCCAGATGAATACATATCAGCACTTGTAACTGTTTTTCGTGAGGTTAGGCGTGTTCTGCGTGATGATGGAACAGTTTGGCTAAATCTAGGCGATAGTTACATTAACAAAAATCTTGCAGGAATACCGTGGCGAGTAGCACTAGCATTACAGGCTGATGGTTGGTGTTTGCGCCAAGATATTATTTGGAGCAAGCCAAACGTAATGCCTGAGTCAGTTAAAGATAGATGCACAAACTCACATGAATACATTTTTCTGCTTAGTAAAAGTCCAAAGTATTACTACGATTATGAAGCTGTTAAAGAAGATGCAGTTTATACAGACCACAGAGCTGGAATGGGCAAATTAGAATATGAAGGTAAAAAATCTCAAGGTGAGGAAGATGGTGTTAAAAATTCCAAGAAAGCGTTTGCGGTTGTCACAGAAAAGCGCAATCGTCGATCAGTGTGGACTGTTAGTCCAAAATCGTTTCACGATGCTCATTTTGCAGTCTTTCCTCCAGAACTGATTGAGCCTTGCATATTAGCTGGCTGTCCTGAAGGCGGCACTGTTCTTGATCCGTTTGGAGGTAGCGGCACTACTGGTGTTGTTGCAGATAGGTTGGGGCGAGATGCAATTATGTTTGAACTTAATCCAGATTATATCGACATAGCCAGTAAGCGTATTGAAAAAGACGGCGGCATGTTTGTAGATTTGGAGGTCATTTAATGACTGACATAATAGACAGAGCCTTAGAGGTGGCTGAAGAATATCCTGTCTTTCCATGCGACGAAAAAAAGCGACCGATAGTCGAGGGCGGTTATAAAGCCGCCACTCAATGCATAGATACAGTGGTGGCAATGTTTTCCAGCCCATCAGCAAAACTTATAGGGATGCCGACAGGCGACATATCAGGACTAAGCGTTATTGACATTGATATACGCGATGGCAAAGCAGGAAAAGAATGGGTGGAGAAAAATGCAGAACTTTTGGGTATTACTAGAATTGCTCGGACTCAGTCGGGTGGCTGGCATTATTATTATCGACACGTTAACGGGATTAGGAATCGTGCTGGTATATCAGGCTGTGTTGATGTGCGCGGCGATGGCGGCTATGTTATTCATCCGAATAGCGATGGGTATGGCTGGCTTAATGATGAGGATTTTACAGTATTTCCTTCTAAGGTTGCAAAGCTGGCAACCGAGCAAGTTGGACTCGGAGAGCATGGGACAGAAATAGTCTCCGATGCTTTTGGCAAAATAATCGATGGGCGTGAGAAGCAAATGGCTCGGATCATAATGGCAATCGTTGCTGACTTCCATCGTAAGAATGGAGTGCCGCCGACTGTCTCATATGTAGTCGAGAATGGCTGGGAAGCATATCTTAATAAGATTGACCATCGCGGTGGAGATTTGGATGCACAAGGCAGGGGGCTAGTTGAGTTTAAAAAGAAAGCTCTAAGCACTATAGAGAGGGTTAGGAGTGGCAAAATAGATGATATTGGCACTGCACCTCCAAAAACACAAGAAACGCCTGTGGAGGCTTATCAGCGCGATATAAAAATAAAGACTTTATCTGAGTTGCGTAACACACCACCACCATCGTTTCAGATTGCCGATTACCTGATTCATAATAGCTTTGCTGTGCTTTATGGCGCACCAGCGTCCTATAAATCATTCCTTGCATTGGATTGGGCGTTATCAGTCGCTCATGGTGTAGATTGGAATGGTAGACCTACACAGCAGGGCGCGGTGCTTTATTTAGCTATGGAAGGGCAAGCTGGTATCACAGTCAGGGCTGACGCATGGCATGAGCAAAACAATCTTTCCAATGAGACTGCGCCATTTTACACAGTCACACAGCCGATCGGGATGGCTATGGATAACAGCATCGATGTGCAGATGCTTAACAAAGCCATAGAACAGATGGGCATAAAGCCGACTCTGATTGTGGTTGATACACTGGCTAGGTCATTTGCCGGATCGGGTGCGGATGAGAACAAAGCCACTGACATGGGGTTCTTTATAAGGTCATGCGATATATTGCGTGAAACATATAACTGCACAGTCTTAGCCGTTCACCATACTGGCAAGGATGCAGACAAAGGATTGCGTGGTTCGACTGCGTTGCTTGGCGCGGTTGATACATCTATTGCAATCACACGATCGCCAGAGACTATGAAGGTAAGGCTGTCAGTCCATAAGCAGAAAGATGTGAGCGAGGCAGAGGCTATGTGGCTAGAGGCTAAAGAGGTGACGTTTGTTCATAATGCCTTTTCACAGGAGCAAAGTTCATTGGTGTTGGAAACAACCGACGCACCAAAGAAAACTAAACGGCTAGGGGCTATGCAACAGCGTTGCCTTGATGCCTTACATAATCTTCTGGGGACGCATTATCAGGAAACTGATGACGAATTTACAGGCATACCGATGGACGTTTTTTTAGCTGAAGTGGCAAAATTGAAGGGCAAGAAACTCTCACACGAAGAAACACTAAGAATCACACAAGTATATGCTAGTAATGATGATGGTTTTCTTATTATTAACAATGGGTTAGTTAATGAAAGATGGAGAGACTCACAGTGACTCACACTCAAAATCACACAACACACAGTGAAAATGCACAAATCACAAACACTCACACACCCCTATATAAAGGGTGTGTGTGAGAGATGTGAGCGAATAATGTTATTTAAAGGTTTTATAAAATGTCTAAAGTAAAAAGCAGATATGATGTGGAGGCTATTGGAAGAATGGATACAGAGTATTTACCGATGGAGGGTTGGCAATATGATTACATTGCTGGCGCAGTAAAACCTTTAGACGCTGTGGCAAAAGAAATGGAAACGATCTGGGGCAGGGGTAGATTGCAGGAACTAGTATCACCAGAGACTGCGGCTAAGTTTGAATCAGCTAAAGCAAAATTAGATATTGCGATTCACGATGTAAATACTGATATAATAGTTCGAAGGGCTGAAGTTTTAATTGCAGGGTGGAAGGCAATGGACAAAGAGGCAAGAGAGTTAGGGCATGAGCCAGCACCTCCTGATGTGTGGTTCTGTCATGCGCCAGCAGAGAATGGCAAAAAAGAAATGGGCTTTGCCATTGCTAAGTCATCATCGGTTGCAAACTTGGCGCAGACTGAGTTGCCTGTTTATACTTTAGAAGAAGTGGGCAGAATACTGAGGGCGTTTAAGTTACAGCATTTATCACATCCAGTTAAAGAGATATGGGCAGATGCTGAGTTAACATCTATCGATTTACTAGAAGAACAGGAGTTACCATTCTAATGGCTATACCAGCAATAGGGGCAGTTCTTGGGGGTGGTGCTAGATTAGCGGTCAGCGGTGCAGGCGTTGGCGTTGGTTCAAGCATTAGAAGAAGAAGGGCAAAATCCGCCAAGTCATCAGTTAAGAATATTTTAGGCAATCTTGATATCAATGTTGAAACAAACATATCAGCCTTTGCAAAAGCCTTGGATGCTTTTGGCAAGGATCAAATACCATTTGCAACTGCTGGGGCATTGAATGACACAGCTTTTATAGTAAAGAAGGCAGTTATAGATGATACATATCCTGCGGCATTTGATGTAAAAAATAAAAGGTTTCCCAGCACAGCTTTTAATGTGGATAAGGCTACTAAGAGAAAGTTTGAGGCGAAGGTCTTTGATAGGCTTAACAAAGATTACCTATTGCGCCATGCAGTCGGTGGAATCAAAACGCCAAGAGGTAGCACAGTATCGATACCAACTGACGAAATAAAAGTATCTGGACGCGGTGTACCCAAAGGCAAACGACCTAGAGCATTACTGGCTGGCGGTAAGCGAGCGTTTAGACAAAAATCAAAATCTGGTCAGGATCTGATTATGCAACGCAAAGGGAAGAAGCGTTATCCATTGCGTGTGCTGTATTTGCAAGAGTCGTCGGTTAAAATTGATAAAACATTTGATTTTTATAAAGATGCAAGGTTTGTGGCTCAAAAGAACTTTGACAAAAGATTTAAGATAAACTTCAAGGAGGCTAAGAAAACAGCATTTAAAGGTAAAAAACTCAGAATGTCTAGGGCAAGGAGGTAGGGGGGGTGCTAGGTTCTTCTACAAACGTGCAAATTGCGGGTATCGCGCGAG